TCTCTATGGGCAGGGTAAATCTAATTATGAAATCATTGTCAAACTTATTGACAGGTTTAATAAATCAGATGAACGATTCAAATCAATGGAAGATAGAATGACTGAAGCTGCTGAAAGACGGCATGAAAAACTGGTTGATGAATTAAATGATTTAACTGATGATATGAATTTTATTAAAGGTCGCATAAACGGAATAACAAAATGAATCACCAGCAATTAAAAGAATACAGAGACGACATACATAGCAGAGTAGTAAGAATTGAGACTATAGTAGAACGTAGTGAAAGAGAGCTATGTAAACTTAATAGTCGAACTTCTAACCTTGAAGGCTGGAAGAATTGGATGACTGGTGGCATGGCGATACTAGTCATAGTAATAACAATAGTAATAGGAGTATCTTAATGGATATTAAATCAATGCTAGTTGAACTTGCCGAAGCCCAAGCTGATAAAATGCGTGACCAGGTAGGTGACTATTTAGCATCAGAAGAAATGGCAAAAGAAATTGCAACTAAAATCAATGAGAAGATTGACATCCCTTTCGTATCTGAAGCAAAGGAACAAATCTTCTTTGAAAAGGTTGTTGATGTAGTAACAGATTTACTTGCTGGCTTATTTAAAGGCAAGTAGTTTTCCACAGAACGCTAATAATTGGAAGAGGGGAGGGAAAAAATAATGCCATACGGACAAGGAACATACGGTACTAAGAAAGGAAGACCACCTAAGAAAAAGAAAAGTCGTAAGAAAAAGAAACCAGCAAGAAAAAATAAGAAATAATAATGCCTAAACAGAGTGTTACATTAGATACTTTTCATGGTGGCTTAAATTTAGTATCGGCTGAGCGTGATATTTTAGATGCGCAACTAATAGAAGCTAAAGATTGCTCTGTTGATAAAATGGGGCAGATTACTACGATTGGAGGAACTACTGATATAAGTACTTCCACATATCTTATAGATCAAGCTTCTTCAACTACACCAGGTCATGGTTTATTCCACTGGAATACCGATTATCAGCAAATTGCTGTTGCAAGTATAAAAACAATAATCAAAGTAACAGCAACGGTTAATGGTGATGACAAAGCGTTGTTACATGTTCCAAGTCATGGTTTTAGCAATGGAGCTGTTATTTATATTAGTGGAACAAGTAAGTATAACGGAACATGGGAAGCAAGGGGAGTAGCTAGCAATACAATGAATATAAGAGTTATTGGAGGCTCTGAGGATGTACAATTTTTAGGTAACTCTGTTGGAACATTAAGTGGAACAAGTTGGTCTAACGACGATTCATTTTTTGCTTTATGTGATTATAAAAATTCGACAGTTGATATATTTAGTAAAGCGGCTCAAGCTTGGTTTCTTGATGAGATTGATTTGGGTGGGACAGACCCAGAAGCTGTTTATTATGCTGCTGACGGAGCGTTAAGGGTTAGTGACGGCACATTTTCTCGTGGAAGTTCAAATAAGTGGTACGGATTTATTGATAGGACACTATTTAAAAACAGCAATAAACCATCTGAGATAAAAGGATTCTTTGCAACTCCACAGGCATTAAAAAGACCAGTGGGAAAGTTTGATGAAAACCAAGATACTGGTACCCAGTTAGTATCAATTACTGATAGTCAATCAGATTATACTTTTGCAGCTGACAAGCAAACTGCCAATATAGGTTCTAGTGCTTTGTGGACTGATGCAGGCGCTGGTAATTTTACCACTCGTAAAATAGGCAGATTAAAAGTAGGATTAAAAATAACTGCTGTTAATACATATAATGTTTATGCATTATCTTCTGATTTGCTAGAGTATAGAGTAACTTTAAGGTATGGTGATTCATCATCAGCTACAGCTGTTAGTGCCTCTACAGGAAGTGTATATGGTGTTACATCTATTTCAGGAAATGCGACAGGTTCGGCTTCTCATATTCGTCATGCATCTTTTGAATTTCCATACGATGCTGGACCTGAGACAGGATTTCAATTTACTGGTTGTGGTACAACAAATACTGATACTGAAGTTACACATGTTAATGATAGTGGAGCTGTAAAAGTTGGTATGAAAGTAACTGGTGATGGTATTCAAGCTGGTTCGACTGTAGCGACTGTGAATAGTACTACATCATTTGAATTGTCAGCTGCTGCAACTGCAACAGCTATTGTCATTCTTACATTTTTTAATACTGGTGAATATCATACTGTAGCTATTACATCAATTGAGAAAGGAGCTGGTGTTCAATCTGTTTTAATAGATTCTTTGGAATTTTTCAAAGCTACGAGTAATGTTACGTCAGTAGATGTAGATTTAGGAGCTCTTCAATTTGATTATAAATTTGCAGTTCCAAGTAGTGGCAAAAAAGGTTCTTATTGGGATACAAAGTGGTCTATTGGCGCAACTTTTTTATATGGTGAAGGAGCTACTAGGCAAGAAAGTATGCTGACGTATCTTAAAAATGTAGATGATGCAAGTTCATATATAGATGGGACTAGCGGTACAGAGTTAGGCGTATTTGGATCTGGTGATGATGCTGCTGAAGGTATGTGCCCTAAAGTAACATTAACATTTGATTATAGTGGTCCTTATCTTAATCAACAAGCGTTACAAGCTGGAGGAACAGATAATTTAATTAATGACACTGGAAATATTACTAGTGATGTTACTGCAACTACCTTTGTTGTTGATGATGGTAGTGTATTTCAAGCTAATGATAGGATACTTATTGATGCAGAAGTGATGAAAATATCAGGTGTATCTACTCATACATTGACAGTTGTGAGGGGCGATAAGTTAACAACAGCAGCTACACATGCTAATGATTCAATTATATATATTATTAGGAGGAGCGAATGGAATCCTAGAGTTACTGGTGTAAAACTATATATGAAAGATATACATAGTCTTGAAGATAAGACATGGAAGCCACAAATAGAGTATGATTTTTTAGATGGAGTAGCTAGAGTAATAAGAACTGGCCATGAAGAAGACATATTATTTGATGATGATGACAGATATATATGTTTCATTGATAAACAATATATGTTGGAACCTAACTTAGTTGGGAACTTTGAAACTGAAACTGGTGTAAATTTTGATGAAAAGTCAGTTTACTCAAGATATAAAACTGCTACCATAGCTAATGGTAGAGCTTATGTTGGTAATGTTGATGTAAAAATGATTGGACAGGATAGGACTGTTAGAATGGGTGACACAATACTCAAGACCCCATTTAATAAGTTTGATATATTTCCATTATCTAATAGAATAGATGTCGCAGTTAACGATGGTGATCATATTATTAAATTAGAAAATTTTAATGATAGGTTGTTATGTTTTAAAGAAGAAACATTATATATAATTAATATATCACAAGATGTTGAATTTGTAGAAGGTGTATATAAACATAGAGGAATACAACATCCTGCCCAAGTATTTAAGACTGATTTTGGTATAGCATGGGCTAATAGACTTGGTGTATTTTTATACGATGGACAGAAAGTTACTAATTTAACAGAGAAACAAGGTCAGAAGCTTATAGACTGGCCTAGTCAAATTACTTCATCTATGACACCTATGGTTGGTTATACTCCTAAGAGTAGGCAGATCATTGTTTTTGAAGATACATCAACTGCTGGTTTTTATGTTTGGATATATGATCTCGATACTAGGAGCTGGGTAAGAGGAACTCATGATGCTACTAATAGAAATTTTGATACATTTAAGACTAACTTTGTTATTAACGAAAATGAAGATTTAATATTTGCTACTGCTGCAAGCGCTAGCTCTGGAGTAACTCATTATTTTGTAAAATGGACTGATTCACCTAAGCTAGCTGATGCTTTAGATATAAAAACTAAGGAAATAGATTTTGGTAACCCAGCAGCTAGGAAAAAAGTTTATGCTGTTCATGTTTCATATCAAGCAGGTTCTAATACAACTGCAGTTGTAACATTAGTAGCTCAAACATCTAGTGGATATACTACATATACTTTTAAAGACGGGACCGCAGGAGGAGCAACAAGTACATTGTATGACGGTCAAACACTAGATTCTACTGGTGGTGTATGGAAAACAGCTATATTAAAACCATCTTCATCTATTAATAATATTTATTCTGCTTATGTTAGAATAGCAGGGACTGATGTTATAGCTACTTTTAAAATAAACGATATATCAATAGTATACAGAGTAAAGCCAGTAAAATAATGCCTGGACAAGAAACAGTTAATCCAAGAACAGTCCAGCATACTTCACAAAGAAGGTTAAGTGTTAATAGTTCTCCTGATGCTATTAATTTAACTCCTAATGGTGAACCTACTCTAATGTATAGATCAGATGGAGGTTTGTATTGGGTAGTAAAACATAACGGTGTTATACACAATTTAAAGTTTCAGTCAGGTCCTATTAGAGATAGGAAAGATTATGTTGATATTAGCTTAGAAATACAGAAGGATTTACTTGTAAAGAATGATGTTATAGTTAATAGAAAGGTTGGGATTGGTAACAATAATCCTGGAGGCGTTGCAAATGGTCTTTCACTTGCGCCTGATTTAGAAATTCGTGGAGGAATTGGCACTGGGGCAGCAGCTGCTGGAGTACTTACTCTTTCAACTGCTGAAACTACAGTAGTCGATGCTGATGTTTTAGGTGCTATAGTTTTTCAGTCCCCACTTGAGGCAAGTGGCACAGATGGAGTACTGTCTGGTGCTGCTATATGGGCTGAAGCTGACGGTACGTTTTCTTCATCTGTTAATAATACTGAACTTGTTTTTGCTACTAATACTTCAGCTGCAGCAACTGAAAGAATGAGAATAGATGCATCTGGTAATGTAGGTATAGGTAATAATAACCCTGGTTCTATATTAGAAATCAGTAAAGTTTCTGGTCAACCATCTTTAGAATTAAGTGCTTGGTCAGCAACGGCTACAGCAGCACACGCTGGTGTTCTTAAATTTCAAAAATCAGGTACGGCTACAGTGAATACATTTACTGCTGGAGACCATACTACTGCTGGTGAGGTATTAGGTCGTATTGAGGCTTATGGTGTAGATGACGCTGATGGTGCTACCTTATCTTCGTATATAGAATTTGCTAATGATGCTATCTCTGATGCTGATTCTTCACCTGGCAAAATTGTTTTTGCTACTTCCGATGCGGATGATGCTGGTACTCCAACAGTAAGAATGACAATTGATGATGATGGTAATGTAGGTATTGGCGAAATTGCCCCAGAGGGTAATTTACATATATCTTCACTGACTGATGCTACATTTATATTAGAAGCTGATACTGACAATAATCCAGAGACTGACAATCCTAAAATTGAAATGAGACAGGATGGTAATGCTGTTCATGGTTTACTAGGTATTACTGGAGACGCTGGTACATTATATGGAAATTCTTTAGCAAATACTGTTTATTTAGAATCTAAAAATAATAGCTCTGCGACTTCAAATATACAATTTGTTACTGGTGGAGATTATGACGCTCCCGTGGCTGGGTCAGTAAGAATGACTATTATAGCTACAGGTCAAGTTGGTATTGGAACAAATGCTCCATCAACTAATGCTGATTTGACTTTAGAAAGCGGTGTGTTAAATTTAAAGGAGACTACAACTCCGACTGCTGATACTAACTATGGAAAAGTATACACAAAAAATGATAATAAATTATATTTTCAAGACGGAGCAGGATCAGAACATGAAATATCATTTGTATAGGAATATAGTCGAGAAACTATTAGATACATAATGTTAAATTTCGTAAATTAAAATGGATTATGCCACAAATAAGTAAATATAAGGCAGCTGGAAAAGCTGCTGGCAGGTACAAATCAAGATTATCAGATGTAGCTACAGCTGAGTATGCTAAAGAGCATGAAAAATGGAAAGCTGGTAGGACTCAGTCAATGATTGGTCAAGTAGGTGCTAGTGTTGCTAATATAATAGGTATTATTGGTGAGCGTAAAAAAGCAAGTGAGTTTGCAAAATATAAAGATATTGCTGCTGAGTTACCTGGTGTAGTAGCTGAAGAAGAAGAATATAAAACACTGCTTGGTAGGACAAAGACAAGAACTACTTATAAAAGTGCTATTTCTGGTAGAGAAATTCCAGAGAGTGTTTTATCTGCTATAGGATACCAAGAGAGCTTCGCTCCTGGTACTAGTGATTATGGTGATTATCAAAAAGTTTTAGAAGAAGGTGCTATATACTCTCCTACAGCAGCTAAGATGGCTACTGAAGCTACTTATGAAGCAGCTGGTGTTACAACACAAGAAGAATATGAAGAAAAAATGGGTATGGGAGAGTTTACAGAAGAAGAACTTCCATTTAATCTAACAAAGGAAGAAGAAGCACTAGAAATAGATATAAAGCAACAGGAATCTCTTGATGTAAAACTTGAGCAAATCACTAGAGGTGTCGTAGGCGATAGCAGGGAAGCAATTAGAGCTGAAGCAGAAGCTGATTTGTTGGCTCACCAAGTATCTGCACAGAGAGACCCTACACCAGAGGAGAGAGAGCTACTTAAAGGAAAGACTGACAGGTTTATAAAACAGCATGAAAGAGCTCAAACATATGAAGCTGCTTTTATTGAAGGAGCTGCTGAAACTGAAGCTGATATTTTAGAATCTGATGAAGATAAAGAAAGAAAAAGAATTGCATCTCTACAAGAAGCAGCTTTATCAAAACATCAAGATGTATCTAAAAAAGTAGACGTATCTGGCTATTTAAAAATGCCAGGTGAAGAAGGAGCTAAGTGGTTTCCTGGTAAATTGATTATAGGCGGTATTGGAGCTTTAGGTGTGGGTCTATATAAAAGTTTATTTAAAGGTGAAGACCCAGATGAGAAAGATTTGAAGGAATTTGAGATGGATCAAATGCTAAAGATGGGTATGATTACTCCTGCTTCTGGAGTAGGTCAAGCTGGTGCTAAAAAATATAGAGATAAAGTTGCTAAGAGAGATGATCTTGCTAAAAAAGCAGCTGCTACAAAGGCTGCTAAAGATAAAGCTGCAGCCGACAAAGCAGCTAGTGAATTGGAGACATTTACAGAGGAAAGTTATCTTGATTGGTTAGATGAATCATTTCCAAATATAGATTGGAAAGGTATTGAGGAGCAAAGACTTGCTAGTGCAGAACTAGAAGATACAAGGATGGAGCAGTTAGAGACGCAAGCTGGATCAGGTGAGATAGATACTCAGCAAGCATTTCGGAGAGCTTCTGCAGCAGCTAGAGCAGAGGTACATCCTCAATTAGAAGCGATTAGTAAAGCGACATCGGTAGATGATTTAGAGGAATACCTTCAATCAGATGATGAGAATGTTAGTTTTGCAGCCCAGATGAAAAAAAGGGAACTTGATGAAGTGGAAACTAGAAGACAGGAGAATATTGCTTTTGAATCTTTAACTCCAGATGAACAAGGTATATTTGAAGCTGATGTTATGGAGTACGTAGGTCCTGTTATAGGTCCTGAGTATAAATATGTAGAAGGAAGTAAGCAGACAGAAGGCAGTAAAGAATGGTTTGATGCTCAGCTGAGATTCTTTAAAAGAAGAAAAGGAGATCCATTTTTCGGCTCCTTCGGTGGTAAGTCTAAATATAATCGTCAACTTGAATTTCTTGCTAGAGAAGCTGGTTGGACTGGTTCGTCATGGGAATAATAAAATGAAGATTAATACTAAAGTAGTATTTGAATGGAATGATGAGTCTAAGCAGTATGAAGAAGTATACTGCGAAAGCTATGACTATGATGGTGAAGTAGCTGAATGTCAATCAGGAGATGACGCCACTGAAGATGCCCTTGCAGCCGCTGGTTTAAGTTACGAACAAATTACAAATTTAATTCACGGACCTACGCAAGCTGCATCAGCTTTACCTTCAGCTGCAAGTATGGGGTTATTTGGAGCTGGTTCTTCACTTATAAGTACAGCTATGCCTTATTTAGCTCTTGGTGGAATGGCTCTTGGTGCTATCACTAAGCGTAATCAAGCATTCAAACAGAGAGATTATATACGGGATCAGCAAAAACAACTAGCTACAGCTGGTAAATCATTAGAAGATGTATATGGTAAAAAGATGGGTATTTTTCAAGAACAGTTTGGTGAGCAGTTAGGTCAAGCTACTTATGGTGCTGGTGAATCATTATTTGATGTTCAACAGTCTGGTGAGACTCTAGCTGGCAAGACTGGATTAAGTTATTCTGGTACTGTTCAAAGAGGTTTAAAGAGAGCAAGGCAAAAGGTAAGAAAGCAGTTTGGATTTACAAAGACTGGACTAGAAAATATATTAGGTGGTCAAATAATGGGTCTCGAAGAATGGAAATCAGGTGAAGAAGATAGACTCAAAGCTGAGCAACAAAGGCTAAGCTATGAACTTAAACAAGCTGAATCAGCTACTACTTGGAGCCCTTTTGATTAAAATGGATAAATAATTATGGCTAATGGAATATCAGATATATTAGGTGTTTATAGAGAAACTCTAGCATCAGAGAGAGAGTCTCGTATGGGCGAGATGCAGATGGCATTATCAATGATGCAGTATGAATCAGAGAGAATGTTTAGAGAAGAAGGGCGTAGACGTGAAGATGCATACCAAGGTTTAGCTTCAACTAAAGCAACTTTAACGCAAGCTTTAGGTCAAGATGTTAGTACAGTCTTAGCTGGATTATCTAGTTTATATACGATGGAGGAGGTCGATGATAGATTAGTTCCTGAAAAAATGTCTAATAAAGTTAGAAAAAAATTAGGACTAAGTGAGAATGATGAAACTGAAATATATAATATAGTTCTTATGAGTTCATCTGATTCAGCTACAATGCAAGCTTCTGCTGTAGAAAGTGCAAAACAATTTAGTGAGAGAGTAGCTGCTGAATATAAATATTGGAAAGCTCAGGAAGTCGAAGACCCTTTGACTGATGCTAAATCACCTCTATTAAAGTCTCTTACAAAAGCTGGTATTTTATATGGAGGTGAAGACAAGGTTAGAGAGTCGTTATCATTTGAACCATTTTTAGGTGTTAGTACAGGCAGAGTTGCACTAGAAAGTGTGAACTTGGAGATGTCAGAGATAACTTCTGGTGATTATGAAATACAGAGAGGTGATGAAATAGCAGCTGGACTTGGTAGAGAGCCTTATGAATATGATGAAGATGTGGACGCTGTTTTACTTGACGATATAACAAGACGATTGGAAGCTGATGTTACTGGCGGGGCTGCTGGGGCTAGGGCAGATATTTTGGCATTGTCGGAAGACATCAAAGATTATGAAGTAGAGGTTGGTGAATTGGAAGGTGAAAGAGATATAGCATTCCAACAACGTTCTAGAATGGCAAATTATATAAATGAAACTTTAAAGAGGCACCGTATACCATTTCAATCAGCTGATCCATTTTATGATCCTGATAGCCCTCAGCAGAAAAGAATGTCAAATCTTACTGGAGTAACGCATGAAGATGTTATGGAAGGTAGGGAAAGGTTATTAGAGCTAATATCTGAAACACCTGAAATTGCTAAATTTGTAGCTGAGTATGAGAGGTCAGCAACAGAGTGGGGGGATAAGTTAGTTGAAATACAAGAGGTTCAAAAAAGTATTTCATTGCTTGAAGAAGACATTGCAAAGTCTTCGGCACAAGTTTTAGATTTTAATAGATAAGGAGGAAAGAACTTGCCTGATAATTTAACTGCTCGGATTAGAGAAGAGCTAGCTAAACGTGGCACTGTAGCAACTGAAGCTCAGATATTTAATATACTTCAGCAAAGAAAGGAATCCCAGACACTACAACCTCCAAAACTTGGCGGTCCTTTCGTAGATGTCCCACAAGTAGATGCTCAAGAATCCAAAGGTGGTGTTTTAAATGCAGTAGGTGCTGGTTTATGGACAGCATTGGATGTTGCTGCTTTCGGAGCCCCAGGTGCGTTTATAAAAGAGGAGGAGTTTCTAGACCTTCAAGACCCACTAGCTAAATATACATCTGCATTTGGTGGATTAGCTGGATTTATAGCTGGTGCTCCAATGAAACTTGGTGTAAAAGCAGTATCTCTAGCCGCTAGACCTTTTATTAAAGGAGCTGGGAAAGAAGCTGTTGACTCTGTAATTAGTAATTTAACAAGAGATGGTATTAAAGCTGGTGTCAGTAGCTCGACACGAAGAAAGTCTATTAAAACATATCGCAACCTTGTTCGTAAAGCTCAGACTGATAAAGACTTAGCTGAAAACTTTTCAAGAAAAGCTATTGGGCATATGGATAACTATATAGGTAATGCTGTTGCTACTGGTAAAATGACAAGTACAGAAGCTAGAGCTGTTAAAGAGATGTTCAGTGGCAACCTAAAAACTAGACCTCTACAAGACTTTATTGGTTTAATGGCTGAGCAGGGACTTGCTCAGACTTATCCAAGACTTATGAGAGTTATTGGTCATGGTCTTAATGATGCATTAATGTTTGGTTTAATTGATACTGTATTTGAAGGATTCTCAACCTTTGAAGATCATGAGTTTGACTGGACAGCTCCATTGTGGGGAGCGGCTACTGGTATAGCATTTTCTCAAATATCATGGTTAAAGCCACGCGGCAAGTCAGCTAAATTTCTTCCTGACTTTAGGGCTGGTGTAAGAGCTACATTTGCCAAAGACCCTTATAAGCATTTTACAAAGCGACAATTAGGTGAAACTGCTAGGTTTTATGGACGTGTGTTGCCAGGATATCTTGATGAAGCTACTGGTAAGCGTGGGTCTTATATAGCTTATCCAAAGGACCCAAGGGGTAAAACTGGTCCAACTGTTGATCTTCAAGGCAAAGATGTGATTGGTCAGTTTGACAGGAAGTTTGGTAAGGATAAATCTAAGGCAGTGTTAAGAGATTACCTTGATAGTGAGAGGTTAAAATTTGGGAAAAGGATAATGAAGTGGTCGACAACTCAGTCATTAGGTAATATGCAGGCTAATTGGATGAGGATGGCTTTTGGAGGTATACTATTTAATTTTCATACATTAGCTAATATGTTTTTAGATGACTATGAGCCTGATATACATGATGTACTTCCACACTTTCTTATTGGTGCTTTTATGCAGTTAGGTAAGAACACTAGCAGATTTGATTTAGCATCAAATGATATAAACCAAGTACGTAAAAACCTATATGGATTAGGTTTCGATGTGAGACAATTACATGGTATACCATCATTTAATCGTATACATAATCCACTCGAAAATGGTATCAATAACAAGGCTACTCCTAGGACTATGAAAGAAGCTGAGGGAATAGGTGTATACAGCGATATTAACGAAGTGATTACACCACCATTACCAAAAGGCGAGATTAGTTTAATTGCTCAGAGTAATACTAAGTTTAATCTTATATATGATCATTTAATTAGTAAAGGTAGATTTCATAAAAATTTAGATCAGATCAGTGTAGCTGAAGGAAAGAGGATTGTAGATGCATTTGAAAAAGATACTAAATTAAAGACTGTTGATGAATATTTAAAGTTTTTTGAGGAGCAGGCTGTTGTAAATGCTAGAGGGTTTGAGCGTGAGTTCTCTGTTGTGCTTGAAAAAATACAGCAAGCTGATAATCTAGGTGAAAGACCAGAGTTAGATATTACATATGATTCTGTAGCTAAAACATACAGAGTTCCTAATACAATAGAGCCTAGCAGAGCTCTTGAAGATTTAGCAAGAGATGGTAAGCTTGATTTTATTAAAGGTACCGACGGTAGAACTACGTTGAGTGGTGACGCAGCTGTTGAAGCTTTATGGAAAAAGTTTGATGGGTATGTATCATTAGTTATTGGAGCCCAAGCTGCTGAAAAAGCTACTGAAATGCCTACTGCAGAAACACATAGAACAATTGAATCATCTGAGTTAGCTAGGCGTATTTATGATGCTATAGAAACTTCTGAAGCTGGTGTCAATAGAGCATTCCCAAATAAAACATCATACGCTGACCCATTTACATACTCAGGTTCGTTTGATGATTATATGCCTGTCATTGGCAAAAATTCTGTTATAAAAGTATCTGAACAAGTAAAAGATATATTTAGTCGTGGATTTGAAGATGGTGATAAACTTGCATCTTATTTAAGAGGTTCTGGATTGCTTCAAGGTGAAGGGATTGCAAAGCCAAGGCTAATAACAGATATTGATTCTATTAAGATAACATTTGAAGAAACATTTATTGATAAAGATTTACGAGAGGAAAGGTCTGGTAAAATTAAAAGAGCTCTTGGTAGAATACTTGAGTTACAAAGTTCCACTGCTTTATATCCAGATAGGATTGAGTTTGGAAAAAATGAATTAAGTATAGAAGCTGGCAAAGCTGAAGCTCTTATTAATTTTTTAAAGGGGCATGGTTTGAAGCAGACTATGTCTGAATCATTTCATCAGGACATAATAAGCTTCTTGCATAAAGATGCTATAAAAGGCAGTGGATTAACTATGGATGATGCAAACTCTTTATTTAAATTATCTGAATTAGGGTTTGCGAGGAGTACATTTGATTTTAATAGAAAGGCTCAAGGGTTTGAAATATCTCCAATAGATGAAAAAGTTATTCCAATAGGATTTGAAAGTGGTGTTATAGAATATAATAATTTTGTAAATGGTATTGTAGGAAGAAGTAATGGTATAGTATCAAGAGTAACTCCAAAGAAAGTTTTAGATGGAGCTGATGTTACTGAGCTATTAGTTAGAGTACAATCTGGCGAAACATCTGGCAGTGCTACAAAAGCATTGATTGATTTTATAGATAAGTTACCAACTACTGCAAATCCAGAGTTTAAGAGAGATTTAACACAATATATTACATATGGTGGTGAAAGTAAAGTTCTCACATGGCTCGCGCAATCAGGTGTTATGGCATATGAGCCTAAATCCAAGAGTGGATTTAAGATTAATATGGAGAAGTTTACAAAAGAAGTTCAAGCAGATATGACTGAAAGAGTAAAAGGTCAGGGTTTTACGCCAGATTTTTTAAAGAGGGAGATTGAACTAGAAGAACGTATGGCGAGAGATATTCTTAATGATGATGTGTTCTTGCCTTATCCTGATCCAAAGTTTACCTTCAATCATTTTTTAGAAAAATATCAAGTTGATCGTTTTGATTTATCTTTGGAATCATCAGAAGTAAAAAAGACTACATTTGAATCTTTATTATTATCTGATACGTCAGTTAAGAGACGGTCTGCATCTGATATAGTTGGGAATGCACTAAAAAGAATATCTGTTAGAATAGAAGGTGATCAGTGGGTTAGGTTTGATGAATTACCATCAAAAAATCAACCATATTACAGAAAAGAAGTTACTAAAGATATAGTTAAGCTAATTGGGTCACAATTTAATCAGCGCCATGTTAATACATTTAAATATGAAAATGGTAATATAGTTCACGGTGAGATGTTTCAACAGTCTAACAATTGGAATAGATTAACTGATAAAATTGGTTTAAGTCCTGTTACAATAGATACTCAAGGCATCGTTTATGATATGTACGGTAATAGGGTAAGTAAAAGGTTTCTTAATCTATTTGGAGCTACAGCAAATCTTCCAAAAAGAGCTCGGGATGAAATTAATACACATAGAAATTATTTAAAATCAGAGTTAGATAATTTGAATGAGGCATTTAGCGAAGATTTAATAGATGCTAATCGGCCTGGCTTACAAGGTATGGTTATATTTGAACTCTCAAAAGGTATGGAGCCCCAGGCTTTTAGTAGAGTAAGTCTTCCATTGATAGCTAATCCTTATGGTGATCTTGTAAAAAGACATTCTAATAATAAAAGAATCGAAGAAAAAGCTAGAGCCAGGATGGATGAAGTATATGAAAGGATTCAAGACCCAGCTAGGGCTACCGATGCTGACTATGAATTTGCTTTAAGACAGATTATGTTTGAAGATATGCTTACAGGTAAAACTAAGCACTTTTTAGAAGATTTCTTTAACGATAAGTTGGATGTATCTAAAGTTTCTGGACGTATTAAATTATATAATTCTAAAGAGTTTGTAAGATTTGAAAGAAATACAGTTTTAAGTATGCAGGAAGTGTACGCAAAGTATTTTAAAGATCGTAAGACTGCTATGGTTATAGGTAGGATGTTCCAGAAGAATAATTTTGGTGTCGCTATAGTTAATGATGGACAATATTCAACTGTTAAGCGTGAGGTTGAAAGATTTTTAGAGAAAAATCCTGAAGTTAAAAGGGAGTGGGATTGGACTAGTGTTATGGGTAGCGCTCATGAGAAAGCTTCAGCATATGATAGTATAGCATTTGTTAGTAAAGATATGATGAGATTTATGCATGCTATGATAGGTAATGATCCTAACTCTAGAAACCCTATTAAGCCAGTTATATCTTCTGGTGGCAGAGATGGTAAAACTACTTTATTGTTGGGCAAGACCTTATTTGTTTATAGTGATTCATTAGATAAACTATTTAGTAACAAAGCCAATAAAGGTTTAGATGTAGTGTTAGCTTTGTCTGGTGCGAAAGCATTTAATAGAGGTAAGATAGTTGATGGTGAGGATTCATCTCTAGTCAATATGGAGTTTGAAAAGTTGAGTGAAGGACCTTCTCTTGGTGTAGAACAGATAAGAAAGATTCCATTAAATTCAATAGGTTTAAAACCAGAAGCTGATAAGCCAATTAAAGCAGCAGCTGAGGGACTTTCTGATTATAACTGGATGAAAAATCAAGAGTCTAGCGAACTGTGGAGAGAAGTATATGAAAATGATGTGAAGGCAGGTATAGAGATAATGGGTAAACTGGCTGATAATCCAGTAAGGCTCAGACAGTTTATGATGAAAACACTTGGTGATAGCGGTTTGTCTGCATCAGTTGAAAGTGGTGGGACGAAGAATTTGACATCTATGATGAACTATTTGTCTATATCAAATAAAGCCAATCCTCTTTCTATTGGTGAAAATAATGTAAAGAACAAGCTATACAATTCATATATGAATGCTATACTTAATGGCAGAAAATCAAATATTGATAATCAAGATAGAGTTAGGTACGGTGGTCAGTCATATTTAATCCAGGTTCCCGATGCAGCTCATAGACTAAAGCCAACACTTGTCAACAGTGACGGTACATGGGTTCAGCGTGGTGAGATAATGATAGGAGCTCATGAGAAAGATGTAAGAATTGCAGACATGATTAATAATGGCAGAGATATGATACTTGTAGATGGTGCTAAGGTGTTAAAGCCAGAAGATGTATTTAGTAAAAAGAGTTGGGATACATTAGTGTTTGAGCAAGGTCTTACATTAGAAAGGTTATTTGAAGATATAGAATTTGCGAAAGAAAAAGGTAAGCTTGGTAAAAATGTACAGATAGGTATAATGGTTAGTAGAAAGCCACGTACAAGACCAAATGACTTTGCAATTCTTGGTTTAAAGGGATTTCTTGGTAAGGGCTATGGTAGAGCAACTATGGTTAACAGCTTGGATGTTGTTAATGTTTTTGAAGGTGACTACGATGCTGATGCAGTTCATTATTTTTATGGTTCAAATCGTGCAATGCAAAGACATGTTGTCAGAGCTTCACAGTTTTTTGTTCAAGCCATTGATCCTGCAGATTTACAAAGACCAATAGATTTCAGCTGGACTGATTCAGTTACTAAGATAAATGCTAACTTTAAAGAAATGGCTGCAAGTGCTGACTTAGCTAAGAAGTCTATTGGAACTGTACAAACGCTTTCTAGAATGCTAGGTTTTTTAGACTCTATATCGTTTAGAAATTTTAAAGACCCTGGAGTTATGAAAGAACATGTAAGAACTAATGCTGATGGTAGTAAGTCAATGCCAGGGACTTTACTGTTCACAAATGATCCAAGAACAGGTAAACCTGATAAAGGTAGAATTGTAATTGACTTTGATACTCTTGATTATCTTCAAAGAAAGGCTCTTGAGTCACAGCATTTGATTGATTTAGATGGTGGCGTTAATACTCAGCTAATGAGAGATATTACTACATGGAAATCAGAATTTTTATTTCCTGAATTTGATAACAGTATTAGACCTGGTGAGATTAATGTTAATCATGTTAATAATATGATAAACAGGAAGCAGGTTTCTAAGCGTATAAGAATATTTAGACATTTAGGTGAAGATGGAAAAGAGGATAGACCATTAACAAAATTAGAACAGGATATGATTAGTATAATGATGTCTGAGTATGGAAGATTTTTAAATGTTGCAGGTGAGAAAACATGGCAAAGCACAGGTGAGCAGAGACAGGTTAGATATGATGATGTTTACGAAGGTTCTCACAGATTTTTTGAGTTCAATAAAGATTTAAGTAAGTCACTGTTTTATAAATTAGCTTGGAGAAAAGATGCTCAAGGCAATATGCATGCACTGTCTAATGAGTTTAAATCATATTTTGTTAGACCAGGCGAAGATAATTTTAGGACATACAAAGACAAAAAAGGGAAAGATAAAAAGTTTTATTTTCCAACTAAGAATATTTTTGATGGTCCTGGTGAAGGTATAAAGCAAAATTCTACTAATATATCAAAAGGTGAGAGAGGTAATATTGCAGAAAGAGCTATGCAACGTTTTTACGAAGCGGATATATTTGAAAATAATCAGAGTAAAAAGCATAGAGCTCATAGTGGTGTAACTGGTGGTATAGTTAGGACTATGGATGATTGGTATAATGCACTAAGGTCTGGAAATGCATCTGATTATGCTGGTTCTGTTGATTATATGCAGCAGAGTATTATAAAAGCTATTAGCAATTTTAATTCTGGTGCATGGATTTTATCAAAGTTAAGAAGTAATCAAGAGTCTGTTAAGAACAATTATAGGATACCATATAAAGCCAGGCAAGCTATTGTTAAGAAAATAGATAAATCTATAAAAGCAATAGAGAAGAAAATAAGTAGCCTTGCTCCTAAAAAATATTGGGAGACCAGACGAGTTAAGGATTTAACAAAGTTTAGTTATGTGCCTGTTGAAGGTAGGGAAACTAAAGAAGCTGTAGTAAGATATTCTACAATAAATACTCTAAAAGATGTTCTTGGTGGCTCGTTCAGTTTAAGCTCAGCAGCTAAGACAGATTTACAAGCGATAAAAGATATTAGAAAGATGTTTTATTCTAATTCTGATAATCTAGGTGACATACTAAGGTACAATGCGACGACACTTCTTACTAAACCTGAACTGGATTTTTTATCAACATATCCAACATTGTCTCAGTTTTATGAAGTCGAAACAAGAATGTTATCTAGAGGTGTTCAAAAACATGGATTAAAGTTTATACTTTCTTTTATGGAGTCACCTAGAGATAGGTATAAGATTGGTGTGTTTAGGAATCGTTTAGTATCTATGCCATATCAAAAGTCTAAAAGATATTCAAGAGGTCTTCAGTTCCTTAGTGAATACGAAAGTAATTTACAAAAGTTTAATTTACCTGATGTAGACAGGAATATTTTACGCCAAGCTATGAAAATTATACAAACTGTTGAATTTGAGTTTGACAGTTTCTTTAATGAAAGAACTCGTATGCGTAATTTTGATGAGAGGGAACATTCTATTGATATTGGTGATGGTGTACAGTTATCTCTAAGACATGTTAAGCTTCCAAATTTTGATAGAGAGCTTACTAGAGTTATGGGTGATTATGATACTATCAACTGGCAGCGTGGTTCTAATAGAATTAGCAGTGGCTTTGATTTAATGAATGATCATTTACTGGATTTTTATAGAAATATCATGGTGTTAGCTGGTAAAGGTGAGGAGTTTGGTGACCCTAGGTCAAGAGGTGGTTATGATCCTGACTCGTATTTAGGCAAGATGAATGGATTGCAGGCAGATATGATTGCTAACAATGTTATAGACCCAATAAGGTATTTAGCTGTAAGAGCATCAATAGAGAGAGAAGTTAAAGCTATAGCAAATGATGTATTAACAAGTGGTATAGTTAACAGGGGTAAAAATAGGCAAGAAGTTAGAAACTTGATGAAGAATCCTGTGTTCATATTGAATGGTGGCAGTGCTGAAAGCGGATTGTTTAAAGGGTATAGTCTTGAGAATAAGCGTTACTATAATGTTAAGCGAGTTAGAGAAGCTGTAAGAACAGCCAATGAAATGCAAGAAATATCAGGTAAGTACAGACCTAAGAGTTTAAGGGATGAAACAATATTGGATCAGTTTAAAAAGAACTGTAGAGGAGAGAAATAAATGGCACTAGGTGATCTATGTCTTCCAAATGCTAGTAAAATGGCAGATGAAATAGAAAAGTGGTCTAACAAGTCTGAAGTTAAAAATGTTATAGTCAATCCATATGAAGCTGCATTCAGGTTAGCTAGCACAGAATTTAATATGGAGTTTGAAGATATTGCACTTAGAAGTGTTGATATTACAAAAGGTCAGCTTAGCTCATTCAAAGGTAGGCTTGATGATCTTATTGTCGATATGAATCAGAATACTTTAGATAGAAAGTTTGCAACTACGTTTTGGCAAACATCACATTATGCTAAGAAAGACCCTATGATAGGTTCATTACTTCGCAATATGCAATTGTCTAATTTTTATTTTAGGGCACATGAGTCTACTGATAAAATTGCAATGAAAACAATGTTAGGGCATTTTGAAGAGGAGTCTATTAACAGAGGACTCGTCACAAGGCTCGGGTTGAAAAAGGGAGATGCTCAGAAGGAAGCTCAAAGATTAGATGACAGATTGAATGAGCAAAGAGCTAAATATAAAGATGGTGATCCTGATGCTATGAAAAATATGGAATCGATATATAAAGAGTTGAATGAACTTGTGTCAACTACATATTTAGAAGTTTATGATGATATGTTGTATATGATTGAAAATGATGTGCCAAGGATTGAAAAGGCAAGGTTTGATGCAATGACAGCTGAGAAAAAAGAGCCATATTTAAAGGGAAAGAGTAGAATAAAATTATCTAAGAATGATTTAATAAATGTAAAGATGAAAAGTGGTAAAGATATTTCTGATAATATGTATAAAGCTTTAACAAGTTATCAATCACTTATGGATGGATTATATACTAGGCTTCGTCATGGCACTGGAGCTCGTATTAATTCTATTATTTCTAGATTAAAATATTTAGATACAGATGTTACAAAGCATGAGCTTAGAGATATTAGGAACAAATTAGAAGCTAAAATGATGCCTCGTTATGAAGGGGCTGGTTTTTTTCCACATTATACAAGAGACCTTACAGTTGATTTTATGGATGGCTTAATGCCTCGCTTTGATGAACTGCAAACAGCTTCTAACCCATATATGAAGAACAAAGATACAAAAACATTACGTGAAGTTATTGATGGTATAAGCAGGTATGTAAGTGGTCATACTTATACTAGAAGCTCTGATTATGAGTACAGTAGGAATTTTTTAAATTCAATTACTAACTATGTATATGATGTTAACAGGTTCAACTATTTGTCATTTATGGACAAAAATATTATGGATTCATTAACAACCATTGAAAGTGTCTACAAAACTGATGGTGACGCAAAAGGATATGCTCAGTCATTGGTAAATTATATACAGGATTTGCATGTAGCTGCTAATGGTAATGCTAATCTATCACCAAAAACAGCTGCTATGATGAAAACATTGCTTAGTTTTGAATTTATATCCAAGCTAGGTATAAATCCTAGAGGAGCTGCTAGGAACTGGTTTCAGAGGTTGTTAGATTATGTTGAGTGGGGTCCTCTTCAAGTGAGACGTACAAAGAATATTATTAACAGAATGAGTATTAGTGAGTCATCTATTGATGATCAATTAAAAAAAGTTGGATTACTATTTGAAGAAACATCACCACAGCTACTAGAAAGTGAAATAAGTGGGAAAGCTGACATATTTAAAGTAATTAAATATGATCCTGATACTGATAAGCATACATTTGTAAAGCAAAGCGCATTGGAGAAAATATCTGAAAAGTTTGGTTGGTTAGCTGGTAAATCAAGTTGGTTGCACAGAAAAGCAGAGAACTCTAATAGAAGACACACTTTTAAGATAGCGTTTGCACAGATGTATGATTGGTTAGATGGTCCTAGGTTTAAAAAAGTATTAAAGGCAAAAAGACCTGATATCACTGATCCGCAGATGGAAAAACAAATTATGAACAGAGCTCGTAATTATGCTATAAATATGGTGGTGCTGAATCATTTTGATTATGCAGATTATGCTAAATCGAAGTTATTAACAAAATCATGGGGAAGGTTCATGTTTCAGTTTCAGCATTATAGTTTTGAGTTTTTTGAACGTAATGCTAAAATA